ATTACATATTATTAATAATTCAATAATCTCTTCTTCAGGAACATAACTACCGTTAATCTTAAACCCTTCCATTTTTTTATCGTGACGTATATCTAACTCAACTATAAATTCTAAAGGATAATTTTTAAAAGTATAAAAATCTTCATCACCAGGTAAAAGAAAATCCCCCTTTTTGTTAGTTTTCAAAATATTAACAATATCTCTAACAACATCTCTAGTTGCTTTACGACTCATTCTTTGTTCTGTTAAAAAATTTTTATTAGGTAAATTAAAATTTATTTTATTTATTTTAACATGTTCAATATTAGCAAATCTTAATAAAGATTCAATTTCATGTTCTAACCCCCATGTAATAAGATTGGTTTTTGTTAATTTTTCCGAAATTTTATCAAAATTTAAATCATCAGGTTTTATATCACCACTTTTAATTTTTGACATATCTAAATCTTTAATAGAGGATGGACCGGTAAGATATAGATAAGTTAACAAAGGTTTATTTATTTTAACAATTTCAACATCAACTAAATAAAACTTAACCCAATCACCAATATTTATCAAATCTTTAGTTCCAACAATATTAATTTTAAAACTAATCTTATTTTTATCTTCTATTGTAAAAACAGGACCATTGTATTCAAAAACTTGTTCGTTGAAGACATGATTTAATTTTTCATAATTCATATTAATAAATACTATTTCAAATTACTTTATTTTTAATTATAATTCCATTTATGGAACTATTAAACACACATCCCGTTAAAAAATCTGATTTAGGATTTCACGGAAACTTATTTGGGGGGAAATTATTAGCTTGGGCAGATGCCGCAGCTGCAGGATACTCAATGCAAATTTGTGATACCCCAAGAATGGTGACAGTATCTATTGATAAATGTTACTTTGAAAAACCTGCAAAGGAAGGTCAACTTTTAAAGATTTACGGGTACCCATCAAAATTAGGAATAACATCTGTTACATTATATATGGAAGCAAGAGCTCATAATGTTTACACAGGTAATCAAGTCATAGTTTTAAGAACAAATATTAAATTTGTAAGTATTGATGAAGACGGTAATCCAATTCCTTTAGGTGAAAAGGCAAGAAGAAGGATTACAAATTTACTTGACAAAAGTTCTAAACCTGAATCTTAATTCTTAATTTACCATCACCTTTAATTGCTCTGTGGTAAACTCCTTTCGGGATAAAGTATTTTTGATTTTTTTCTAATATAACAGGTAATTCGTCGTCTAATTGAAGTTTCCAATTATTACCTTCAATGACTTCAATAGTTCTGTCTTCTCTGTCACGATGCCATAATAATTCAACGTCAGTAACATTCTCTTCAAATGTCCTTTCTTTAACATTTGAACTTAATATAACGTCTTCGTATGGTTTAATATCGTCACTCATTTTATTACCAATATCCAGGATATGTCTTACCACCCCAAAGATGACCGAATCTATTAATTCTACAAGCCCAATAACCAGCCTTTGTTCTATCTTTTTTCTTATCACATTGGTGTCTTGCGGCAAATGATTTACGTGCTTTAGGGTTAGATACCTTAGCAGTTAATCCACCATGGACATCACCAAATGAAATCTTTTTAACATTACCTGAAGAAGGGTTTTTAACATAAACAACATATTTCTTACCCCCACCAGAGTTTCTCATTGGTCTACCCAACTGTACTTTCTTACCCTTGTATTCTGCCTCATTCAAATCTTCCTCAATAAATGGGACATCAAGATGAACAACTTTCCCATTAGATAAGGTTGCGGTTTTTCCAATGTCTGATTTAACAATTTCAACATCATCCTCATTTAAATCAATCATCCCTTGATTATATAAATCTCTAACCTCATTAATTAATTTAAAGAAGTTTTGTGATAATGGTCTGTAAACATTTTCAGTTAATGGAATCTCATAATCCAAGTGATATTGTAATCCTTCTGAAATAATTTTATTATTTTTCATTTGTTGTTGGTTTTAATACAGTTAATGCTTCAGGGAAACTTTTATCTAAAACTTCCTCATTTTTATCGTTATATGGTATATTTTGTAAAACATATCTAATCGCATTTAAACCTGAAATTCTTTTATCGTTTGAATCTATAATCACCCAAGGATGGTTAACTGTTGATGTTTTATCAAATAATTTTTCTTTAAATTCTGTAAATCTTTCCCACAAATCCTGCATTTTCTCATCGTTAGGTGAATATTTCCAATATTTCAAAGGAGATTGTTGTCTCATTTCAAATCGGTTTGCTTGAGTTACTTTATCAATTGAGAACCATAACTTGAATAAGTAATCTCCGTCTTTTACTAACCCCTGTTCAAACCCTTCAACGTTATCCATAAAATCTTCATATTCTTCAGTAGAACCATAACCCATAACAGGTTCAATAAGACCTCTATTATACCAACTTCTATCAAATAAATTAACTTTACCTGATTGAATTTGCCCTCTATATCTATCCCACCAATTTTTTCTTTCTTCAGGTGTTGGTATACCAAGAGCAATAATGTTATAATATCTTGGATTCATGTACTCAACAAACTTTTTAATCGTTGAACCTTTACCCGCAGAATCCCTACCTTCAAAAACAATAATTACGGTTTTACCTGTATTGTGTAACCACTCTTGTAACTTTAATAACTCTACTTGTAAATAATAAAGTTCTTCTTTATAAACTTTTTTTGGTATTACAGAAGGTTCTTGTGGTTCTAATTGTGGTAAATCGTCTTTTTCAGGTTCTTGTAAAATAATATTATTCTCTCGTTTTTTAAGTGATTTAAGTAACTTTTTGAAAAAATCCAAAATGTTTCTATTTTTATCACCTTTCATTTTAAGGACTTTCAAAACACCTCTTTCTAATAAATTAAAATCAACAATTTGATTTTTTGAATAATCAACAACTTGATTTAAATCTTTCTGTAATTGAGCACTGTATACATCACTATATTTTAAAATATCAATAATCTTTTTAATTTTAGATTCTGATTTTTCCTCATTTATTAAATGTTTATTTAAATTTCTCATTTAGAATATTTTTTGAACAATAAAGACAAACCAAAGAAAACCCCCGAAATAAAATACAAAGTTAGATTTGCATACCACAAACTCCCTGTTAGTGAAATAAGCCAATATTGAACTGCATCGAATCCAAGTGGATTGAAGAACATACCTAACATTAAAAGCTTTACGGAAATATTTTCTAAAAATATTTTTTTCCAAGTTCTGTATACTATCTCCATCTTTCATACTAACGGATTTACTATTTATGATTTATTCAAATGGAATTATCATTTGATAAATATTTGAAATACTGAATAATTTAACATCTATAAGTATTTATATAAGAAAAATAGTCAATTTATGAAAAAAAGAAGTATTAACTCTAATTTAATTCGCAACACACTTAGACAATATATCTCAGAACAAGATATGCCTGTTAAAGACGAAATGGTTGAAAAGAAACCAAGATGTTTAACAACTAATTCTTTACCATTAACGGAACTCACTGGAGAAGCTGAAAATTTTACGGAATACACTCCAAGTATCACAAAAAGAAAAAATGGTGTTAACTCTTTAGTAGATACATTAGGTATTTTAAATAACTTAAGATTATTTAAAGACGTTAATGATGGTGGTGAACATCTATCTTACGAAATGCTACAAAATTTAAACAATTATAGAAATAGAAATTATTTTGATGAAACTTCAGGTCAATGTAACAAAGCGATGGACAAAGTAATTGAACTTTACAAGGAAAATGAACATGGTACTGAGTTAGTTAAAGACATTGAAAAAGTATTATCATTACAGACCAAAGATGATGAATTAACTCCATCACCAAGAGCTAAAGAATATCTAAAAAGATGTATGGAATTAGTTAAAGGAAAATAATCAATTTAACGATAAATGAAGAAGGGACATGTGTCCCTTTTTTTATTTTAAAAACTATTTATTATAATAAACCAAATTAAAAAGTAAATAGTTAAAATGGCAAAAGGAAAACTTTCAACTGATGGGTCAAAAGAAACTTTCGGAAAAAGACGAGAAGGTGTATCAAAGAAAAAATACGGACCAAAAGAACAAAAACCAAAAAACTACAAAGGACAAGGTAGATAAACCAAAAAAAATTAAAATTATGGAAAACAAGAAATTTTTCTTTGGATGGGAAAATATTAAATGGGTTATTTCTGAATTAGGTAAAATGTATTCAAGTAAACCTTCATTTTTTTCAAAAAAAAGAATTGAATCAGGCGTTGCCTTTGTTATCGCCCAATGGGGTATGATTTTTTTCCTATTGGAAAAACATTCAACTATGTCAATAACTGACTTAATAATGTGGACTGGTGTTGAATTTGCAGTATCAGGATATATAATTAATCAAATTCAAAAAGAAAAAAAAGAAGAGAATTTACCAACAACTGATGAAGACCAACCTGAAATAAATTAAAAAACCCCATTTGGGGTTTTTTTTATCTTCTAACACCTGGTTTAGCATTACCTCTCTGTGGTTCATTACCTCTATGATAATGTGTTACGTTTGGTTTAGGTGTGTTAATAGTTGGTGAAGGGTTGTTGTGTTGTGGTAACGGTAGTGTCGTCTGTTGGTAGTTATAGTTTGGATAATAATTATTGTTTCTATTATAGTAGTTATAATCAGAATAGTTGTTGTAATAAGTTGGAGGTAATACAATTCTATTACCGTAGTAATCCTCACTTGATACTGGTCTTTCCTTTGGTTCGTGATGTGTCACCCAAAACTCTTCAGTCCTGTTCCAATACATCTCATCATCTTCAGGTCTTGTTCTGTCGTCAGTTAGATTTTCAAAACTAGCACAAGATGTGAATAGTAAGATAAAAAACAACACATTAATATTTTTCATATATAATTTAATTTAATTACCAATCAATACCAGGTCCAAATTTCCTGTCGTCTACTATGTCTTCAATGTACAATTCTATATTTGGAATCCAATCTTCTAATCTATACTGAATCTCAGCTATTAGATTATCAAAATCGGGTCTATTTGAATTTTTATGTATATTAACATAAACCTTTATTTTAGATATTGTTACAACTCTATCTACAAC